GTTTTTTAAGTTAGTGGAGGAAAAGGGATTTCCTTCCCGGTTACGTCGATTCTGCTGTGAAAGATTAAAGGAAAGATACGGTATTGGCAAACGTAGTATCGAAGGAATGAGAGCTGCCGAAAGCCGGAACCGGAAAGATTATGAGCCGGAACAATGCGATACACGTAAGTGGATGCAGGGTGCAAAGCATATTCTTCCTATTCTCACATGGACGGAAGAAGATATTTGGAATTACATTCGTGAGCGCGGTTTACCTTATTCAAAGTATTACGATGCTCCGTATAACCTTTCCCGGCATGGCTGTGTTGGTTGCCCCCTCTGTAATTATAAACAGATGCAATTAGAGTTCAAGATGTTTCCCGGCTATGCTCGTAGAATGATAGTAGCCGTTGAGAGATACATGAACACTCATCCGAACGTTTTCCTTGCTCGTAACTTTGCGGACGGCTACGAGGCTTTCTATTACTACATTAACGAAATACCTATTGCGGAATTTCACGAGCAAAAGAAAGGATTATTCGTTTTCAGTGCAAAGGAAATTATTCAAAGAGAAATTTTAAATCAATTAGCGTAAAACAATAAAATTATGAAACAAGAATCAAGCGCAATCAATCCGTATAACGGAATATTTGGGCAACAAGGTTGGATTTGTCCGAAGTGTGGAAGGGTATATTCACCATATACTCAAATGTGTTTGTATTGCAAACCTGATAATATAACTACTATTTCTAATCTTAGCGACCTTTCTAACAAGAATGTCAGCGAAGAAGATCTAAGAGAAAATCGTAAAAGCAAATAATTTATGAAACAGACATTAGAAGAAGTTGCAAAAGAAAATATCTTGTTTAATCATAGAACGGTTGATCGTACTTTGTCAGGTGGCAACTTGGCGCAATTTGGGATAACGAATTTTATTCAAGGCGCCGAATGGCAAGCAAAGCAATCTCCGTGGATCAGCGTGAAGGATAAGTTACCGGATAATCAAAATATTGTTTTGGTGCGTGACGAATACGGTGGATTCTGCACTGCTTATCTTCACGGCCCAAAGAGTGGATTTATAACTTATGGAGAGGAGGCTTATCGCAAATTCGGAGAGATTACCCATTGGATGCCAATTCCTCCTTTTGAATCAAATGATAACGAATAACTGCAAATCTAATGAATATATAGATTTTACGAAATTTAATACTTTTGATAAAGCAAAAAAGTTCTTTTAGCATTTTGAAGATTGATATATAAATAATAACGGGCGCCCGGCATGCTAGCCGCAGCACCCGTTATATATAATAAGAAAAGTCAGTCCTTTTTTAATGAAGACTAAGTGTTTCCTTCCAGTCTTCCTTTTATTTGCTTTTCGGAGAATCCGAATCCGGCGGCAAACTGTTTGAATTTCTCCTTCTGCTTCTCAGGAAGAAGTGCATACAGGCTTTCAAACGGTGTCGCGCTTTTGATTGCTTTTTTTAATTCTTTTCTTTTCATATGAGTTCCTGTTTTTTATGTTTGCAACAATCGCAGTCACACAGCATCAACCTTGCCTTTTCGAACATCAGCTGTCCGATCTCCCCTGAAAGGTAGCAGATCTCCTCTCCCCACGGATCGATCCCCAGCGCTGCCGCTATATGCGCTTCCAGATGCTTGCGCTCGTGGTCATAAGAGTTCTGAAACTGTGCAGCGGAAGATGTGATGCCTATGACCATTACTGTCTGACGTGTGCCGTAATTGGAATAGGTGAGCCCGGTGTCGGGCTTTCCGGCGCTCAGGTTCTCGTATGCGGTCCGCAGATCATCTCCCCGACATCCGATATCATAAAGCCTGCCCATGATCTCATCCGTATAGTAACAATCCACGGCATAATAGACCTCGACCTTCCAGTCGTATTTGCTTATGTCGAACTGCTGCCGGATCATAGCATCTCATCCCATTCTACCGGTTCACCTGCCCGGCACATCTTTGCATACCACATGCACATTACCATTCCGTCAGGCGCATCAAAATCATCGATGGTGTCCTTGACGTAAAGTGCCAGGCGTGCATCATCCGCAACGGAAGATTTCAGATAATCCGCCTTTCCCATGTTAGCTACATACACATAGTCGTAGAGTGTGTTGTTTTCCACCCTTACGCCATTCTTTGCCAGCAGCTCATCGACTTTATCCTTGCTCAGGGGCTCGATCTTCTCACTCTTTCCTGTTGCGGGATTCATTTTTCGCATAAGCGAGACAGCAAATTCGCACAGCTTCTTATTGAAGTGCCAGCCGTAATTCTTCAGATAGGCCGTCATTTCTCTGGGACGGTCATCATGTATATCAAGAGGTTCCTTTACCTTGCTCATAATGTATTCAAATTAAACGGGATGACGTCTGTCCGCCATCCCGAAGAGTTAAACAATCAGCGGTATCTTGAGTATCTTCCCGTTCCCGGTACTCCACGGCGTTGTCCCATGTCCCCGCCATAACGGTTTCCGTATCCACCGCCACGGTTGCCATAGCCGCCGTATCCGCCACGATTTCCATAGCCGCCGTATCCGCCACGCTGTCCCATGTCGTCATACTCGTCGTCATAGTCATCGTAATCATTACGCTGTCCCATGCCGCCTCTGCTCTCGGAGATCTCCTCGATGCACTGCATGAGCTTGCCTCCATACTTGAGCATCTTCTCAGCGTAGTCGCTCATCTTCTCGACCTTGCTGTCTTCTATTTCGATCATCATCATGTCTGTTGTTTTTTAGAATTGTTACTACTTGCCTTTTCCGCAGGTTTGAGCAGTTCGGCCATCATGGCCTTCAGTTCTGATATTTCCTGCCTGAGGGCTTTATTCTCCGCATCCTGCCGCTGCCTTTCGGCCAGTTCGGGATTGAGAGTTTCCATCATCCGGTTGCATGATTCCACCACCGTGCGGTGATAGTCTATGCTCTTGAGTATTTCCAGGGATCTGGTCCTCATTGCCGTGACCTCGGAATTCATTGACTCCCGTGATCCGGAGATAACCATGTTTCCTCCTCCTGGGAAATTGGCATCCGCGATATCCGCGCCTGCGGGTATCTTCTGAAAAGTTACGGTCTGTTCTCCCACCTTTACGGTGATATCCACCACCATTCTCATGGGCTGTCCGAACATCATCGGCTGTTGTGCCGCCTCGGGCACGGGAGCGGATACTCCCACAACCGATCCCGTTTCAACAAAGGGTGTTCCGTCCTTGTGCAGGATATAGAACTGATTATTTACTCTTAAATTTTGGAAAGGCATATTTTCTTCTCTTTGATAAGGCGGGATTTCTCCCGCCTGTAGTTTATACTACTCCGGTCATTACCTGCAGGGTGTTTGTCGCCCTGTCGAACCAGAATTCATAGACTCCCGTTCCGGGGATATCAGCTACCGTGAGCGCTTCTCCACCGTATTTGGTCACCGCCTGTGTCACCCCGTTCGTTTCAAAGAGTACCGGCAGTGTGCCTGTAGTCCCTGTGGGGATTGCCTGTCTGAGGTCAATGAATATGGTTCCTCTGTACCAGGCGTTGACAAAAGAGTGGTTGGGGAAGGAGAACACCGCATTTTCTGCGGTCACATTCACGCCGGATGTGGCAATTGCCGCCGATCCGCGGCGGTTAACGAATTGAAAGGGAAATGGCATAGTTACCTCCTTTCCCCGGGTCAACCCCAGAATCCGTTACCTGCTCCCAAACCGATACCGTATCCCAGTCCGTATTGTGCGGCAACACAGGTCGGTATGCCTACCACCGGACTATACGGAACCTTGGCCACTTCGGGCTGGTTACATTCGATCTTGGCCAGACGTGAGCTCAGGTCGCTCAGCGCAGCGTTGACAGGAGCGATGGTTTGTGCCGATACTTGTGCGAAGTATGCGTTCTGATGCTCTTGTGAAAGCTGGTTAAGCAGCGTGCTGTTTCTCTCGCGCAGGGTGTCGATCTTGTCCAGCAGTGCCTGGTTCTGCATCGCATCCAGCTTGCTGATAATCGCGTTTGTGTTTGCTGTGCCGGCATCACGCAAGGCAAGCGTGTTCTGGTTGGCCGTGTTCACCAGGGTGTTTGTCTGATTGCAGACAGACAGCTGGTTCTCATAGCCCATCTTGGTGATGTTGTTGTTTGTCTCGCAGCAGCACTGACAGATCTGTGACTGGATGGCATTGTTACCCTGCATGATCGCTGTAACGATCTGGTTGGTATTCATGCCCATCTGGTTTCCGATGTTACAGATCTGCATGCCCAGTCCGTTAACGGCTGCCATGACAGCGTCGGAAGAGGTGTTCAGGGCGGTTGCAAGAGACTGGATGTCAAAACCGTTGCGTTGCACGGCCTGCATGATCACGGCGGTATTCGCATCGTTCTGCACGAACGGCACTACGCCTCCCTGACCGTTACCCATCATTCCTCCACGGGCGCCACCGAAGCCTCCCATGCCACCCCATCCCATCAGGATAAAGAGAAGCAGAATAGCAAACAGGTCGTCTCCCCATCCGTTTCCGTTACGGTTGTTTCCGCCGCCCATCAGGGCCAGGATGTTAGGATCTACAC